AAGGGAGCTTAATAGAGCTAGAGATAGCAAAATAAGGATTATATTACTTATAGAAGATAAAGATTTCTATGTGAAGCTTCTTACAGGGGACTATAGGAGCAAGGTTAATCCTAAGGCTATCAGAGGTATGGTTATGAGCTTAGAAGCTAAATACCCTAACTTAAGCATAGTTGGAGTTGATAAGAGCACATCAGCTTCTTATATTCATACAACGTTATATTACCACTTAAGACAAATAATGAAGGAGGTTGAGAAATATGGATAATCAAGAAATAGATATAGTGGCTTTACAACAAGAGCTTGAAACTCTTAAGGCTTCATATGCCGAACTAGAAGGTAAATACAATCAACTAGACAATACTCACAAGGAGTACAAGCTAAATGTTGAATTTCAAAGGGATATATCAGACTTATATGAACCTATTGGAGATGAAGATAAAGAAACCCTTAAGGCTCTAAAAGCTTCAGGTGAAGACAAGGTTTACAACATGTTATTAAATTCCTTAAAATCTAGTAGATCAACTGGAGGATTAGGAAATTTTGCAAGAGCGTTTAGTTCGGTTAATACAAATACGGATAATCAAACACAAAATATAGATGCTTTTACAGAAGCTATCAATGAATTAAAAGGAGAGTAATCTATGTCAGATACACAATTTATAAAAGATAATTTAAAAGGATCAGTACCAACTGAAATAGCAAAAGAAGTAATAAAAAATATAGTTTCACAATCAACGGCATTTAAAGTATGTAAGCATGTGCCAATGTCATCAGATAAGAAAGTTTTACCAATGTTAAGTGATACAGGTTCAGCTTACTGGACAGAAGAAGGTGAAGAAATACAAACTTCAATACATGGATGGGAATATCCAGAGTTAGAAGCTAAAAAACTAGCTGTAATAATACCTTTTACAAAGGAGAAATATGAAGATTCTGTTATGAATGTAATGGAAGAAATAAAGCAAGGAATATCAGATGCTTTTACAAAATCAATAGATTCAGCTATATTCTTTGGAACAAATACTCCATTCGATACTAATATAGTAGGTTCAGTTTTAGAAGGCTCTAAAATAGAAAATAGCGGTAAATTAGATATGGATATATCAGAGGCTATGAGCAAAATAGAAGCTAATGACCTTGTAGTAAATGGAATAATAGCTCCAAATAGTGTAAAAGCAACACTTAGAACATTAAGAGATTCTAACGGTAATGCTTTAGTTGTGCCAGGAGGAGCTACTGGAACTCAAATATATAGTACTCCAATACATATACCTACAAGTAAAGTATGGGATGATTCAAAAGCATCTTCTATAGTAGGTGACTTCAATAGAGCGGTTATAGGTACAAGAGCAGGAATAACTTATGAAGTTTTAGATCAGGCAACTGTTGGAGGAATAAACTTAGCTGAAAGAGATTTATTAGCTATAAAATGCACAATGAGATTTGGGTTTAAAGTCGTAGATCCTAAAGCATTTTCATTAATAAAACCACACGCATAGTATTATGGGCTGTTCATAAATTAATAAATGAACAGCTCTTTTCATAAATTAATAAATGAAAAAAGTTAGGAGGGGCGGAAATGGTTGATTTAAATGATAATCAGATTAAGTTCTGTGAATGGTATTTACTAAATAGTAATGCTACAGAAGCTTATAGAATGGCATATGAGACGGATTCAAAGCACTGTAAGACATTAGGAAATAGGCTTCTTAAAAATCCTAAAATTCAATCTTATTTAAAGGCTAAAATGAAGCAAAAAAGCGAAGCTATAGCCAAAGAGGATGAATTACTTATGTATCTAACTGAAATCGCTAGAAATGGCAATAACAAGGTTGGAGATAGATTAAAAGCTATAGAACTATTAGGTAAAAAGTGGGGAATGAATATTCCTGATAAAAAAGAAGAAGTGATTGAAATAGAATTCACTCAAAATGAGGTGGAAGCGGATGAAGATTAATTTTAATATAGATGAATTTAAAAAGACGATACTCCCAGTATACAGACCATATCTAGAAGATTACAAAAGCAGGATAAATGTATTCTATGGTGGAGCTGGTAGTGGTAAATCGGTGTTTGTTACTCAAAAAATGATATATAAGCTATTTAAATCTAAAAGAAAATGCTTAGTAGTTAGAAAGGTTGGAGCTACTATAAGAGCTTCTATATTTGAAGAATTTAAAACTAGATTAGCAGAAATGGATATGACTCAATACTGCAAGATAAATAAAACAGATATGACCATTGAGTTGCCTAACGGTTCAGTCTTTATTATGAGAGGACTTGATGATCAAGAAAAAATCAAAAGTATTAGTGGTATAGATGATATTGTTATAGAAGAGGCAACGGAGCTTACTCAAGAAGATTTTGAACAGCTTAATCTACGTCTTAGAAGTAAAAAGAAGGAGCAACAGATCCATTTAATGTTTAACCCAGTATCAAAGCAAAATTGGGTATATAAATATTTTAATTTTGACACTGGAAAAACTCTGAAGAATACACGTGTAATCAAGACAACATACACAGATAATATATTCCTTCCAAAAGCTTATATAGAGAATATGGACAGGCTAAAAGAAACCAACTACGCATGGTGGAAAATATATGCAAATGGTGAGTTTAGCACATTAGATAAAAGGGTTTTTACCAACTGGGAAGTTTTAGATTTCAATATAGAACAGATAAAATCTAGGGATTATGTGGAACAAGTCAAAGAAGACGGCATTTTAGTATCTAAGGTTATGTTTCCTAAAAGCAATCCATTATATAGAAAATCTTTTAGTAATGAAGGATCTGTCTTAGGTATGGACTTTGGTTACAATGATCCAACGGCTATGACTGTATCATATGTTGATATGAAGCGAATGGAAATATATATTTACGATGAGCATTACCAAAGGCAAATGACAAATAAGGATATAGCAGCAATGGTTAAACATAAAGGGTATTTAGATAATTTAATAATAGCAGACAGTGCAAATCCAAAGGATATAAAGGACCTTAATGCATTAGGGTTACGCGTAAAGGGAGCTAAAAAAGGTAAGGATAGTATAATGAACGGTATTAGAAGGTTGCAGCAATTCAAGATATACATACATCCTAAGTGTGAAAATATGATTATAGAAGCTGAAAACTACACATGGACAAAAGATAAGGTAACAGGTCAATACATAGATAAACCTTTAGATAATGGATTCTGTCATCTTTTTGATGCATTGAGATATTCAACTGAATTTATAAAAACTAGAAAAGATGGCTTTCTACATGTCAATATGTCTAGATAGGGGTTATATTATGAGTAAATATCCAAATAAATTAGATAAAGAAATTATTAAATGGTTAAGAAACTATGGATATACATTAAATTCTGATGATAAGAGGTTTCAGAAGATTAAGTCTAAGATAAAAGAGATAGATCCGTATAGCTATTATTTTTATATTGATTTAGATATTAAGAGAGAATCAGAGGAATATGCACTAAGCTATCAAGCTGTATATAAGAATCAAAAGGAATACTGGAGAACAGTTAAAAGAAGAGTTAAAGAGTACAAAAAGAAGATGATAAAAGAAAAATATGGATTAATTAAATAAATGTCTTGCATTTTGTCAGACAGACATTTATAATTAACTTAGAAAGAAGGTGATATACATGTTTAGTAAGAAAGAATCAAGAACAGAGAGGGTTACTTTTAGGTTATCAAAGGATGAATTACAAAAGCTAGATGAAGCATCTGAAAAACTGAAAGAAAAAAGAAGTGATTTTATTAGAATGGCTGTTTTAGAAAGAATAAATAAAGAAAAATAAACAAAAAAGAGCCGATACAGATGTACCAACTCCCTAGACAAGAATTAGTATATCATGTATATAGGCTCCTGGTAAAGGAGATTATGAAATGAGTTATAAAAAATTTGAAATAATTAAAATGATATTAAAAAGAGCTAATAAAGATTTGTCAACTAAAGATGCTCTTGATATAGCTATAAAGCTTAATAAATTGAAATAGGAATAGTTTTAGAAGATATATATATAATACAAGAGCAACATAGTAATTCATGTGGCAATCCACATGATGATAGGGGGAAAATAGACAAATGAATAATTTAAAACAATATGATGAGTATGTAAAAGCCTATAATAGTTTAGCTGATAAGTTAGATGATCTAGGAGCAAGTGATGATATATTTGAAGAGTTATCAGCATTATGCACTATGGTACTTAATATTAACCCAGATGAATTATTTGAAGAGTTAAGAGAGTATCGAAAAGCATTATCAGCATAAGGAGTAATACATTCTATGGAAATGTCCAAGATGTAAAAGGCTAACGAAGTCATTAATAGATCAATAACAGACAGTCCTGGGGGAATTCCTGGGACTTTTTATATAATAAATTTCTACATTTTAGGGATATAGTACGAGAAGTACACGTTTCGATATCCTTGCAACGGATAACGGTCTTTCCCAAGTACTGTATTTTAGGTGTAAAAACTCAGCCGACAGTATCGGCCCACTTCTAGATGTTTAAAGTCTCTACTACCGACTTAGGATTGAAAGTAACAAAAAATATAATGTATTACTTATGTAATTAATATGTAATATACTTATAACTAAGAGGTGGTTTTATGATATGGTCCAATTTAAGAAAATGTAAAATAGAGGATATAGTTGGATATATAAATGAAAAACTTATAGAGTTAGGAAGCTTAAAAAAGATAGCTGATACTCTAGAAGCTAATGAGAGTACTATTAGAAAATATCTTACAAATAAAGGCTATAAGCGAGTTGGAAACCAATTCGTACTAAAAGATGATACATGTAATCTCCGAGAGCATACACAAGAAAAAGAGCAGATGACAACAGAGAATACAAGTGTAATCAATTTACCCGATATAAAAGAAAATATGATTTACATATCAAATGAGATGGACACATTAAAGGACATGATCCAATGGTTCAAGAATAGAGATGATAAAAGTAATACAGATGTAATCGAATTAAGAGAAGGAATAAAAATAGACCTTCCAGAAGCCGATATAAAACGAACAACGATACGTATTAATACTAAAGTATGGGATATGTTTAATGAACTTGTAGAAGAAAATAAGCCTATAGATAAGCATGATCTTATGGGTATGGCTTTATTGGAGTACGTAAATAAATATAAAAAATAACCCGCATCAAAATTGTTTAATTTGTTTAAAAAACATCATTATCCGCACTTGATTTGTGCGGATTTATTGCATATAATAGAAATATAAGGAAATTATGGAGGTATCTTATGATAGGCGAAAATATAAGAGAACAAAGAAAACTAAAGGGATTAACCCAAAAAGAGTTGGCTGAAAAATCAGGAATATCATTATCAGCAATAGAGAAATATGAAAGAGGAAAATTAAATCCGTCTTTAGGAAAAGTAAAAGATATAGCTAAAGCTCTAAATATAAATTATACGACATTAGTTCCAGTGAGCAGCATTGAAGAGCTAGACCTAAATGAAACTGCATTTGAAAAATTTATAGATGTTCATTTAAAAGGATTTATGTATGATAAAGCTCCTGAAGAAGCTCAAGATAAAGTTAGAAAATTATTTGAACAATGCCTAGTTTTTGATGGATTAGTTGAAAGAAAAGAAGTAGAAAAAAAGTTTGACAATCCAGTAACTGTAGCATCAATATTCTATGATTACATATCAAGAAAACAAGCAGAACATGAGATGGCCTTAAAAGATAGAGAAGATAGAATAAAAAGATATGAAGAAATAATGGATAAAATATTAAATATTCATGATAAAATACTATAAAACATTGCAGTAGTTGTGAAAGTTTCAGGTAAAGGATATAATGATATTATGAAACAATTTGTAGAAAAACTTATTTTATTAAAAAAAAATAGTGGGCTACCAACCCACCAAAAACACTGTGATTAAAACTTTATATTAAGCAACTGTTATATATCTGTTAGTTACTAATATTTAAATTATTCATACGCCAATATGAATAACTACTTTTTAACTAATAATGTAACCAAATACGGTACATTTATACTCTTATATTAACAGTTTGCTTAATAATTTTCAATATTTTAAACAAAATTGATGATATAGGAGGTACTTTTATGAGAGAAATAAAAAGTATAAATGATTGCAAAACGATAGAAGAATTTAAGGAATTACAAAGCCAACGATATAATAATTGGTATAAAAAAGAAGATAACAGAAAAAAGAGACTTGAATATTACAAAAAATATTATAGAGAAAGTAAGCTAAGAAATGCTTTAAATAAATAATTTAATACGGTGATTGGTAGCCCTCCATAATTTGGAGGTGAGTTAAATTGAGTAATATCGACATAATAAGAAAACTAACAGAAGATGAAAATATTCTTCTAAATGAATTAAACTCTTATGGATCAGTTAAAGCCAAGGAGAAAAATAAATATAGTTGCCCGCTATGCTCTAGTAGTGATGGATTAGGGATTATATCTAAAAACGGGAAACATCACTATAAGTGCTTTTCATGCCAAGGATACGGAGATGTTATAAACCTAGTTGCTATAAAAGAAAATATAGAACAAGGAAAAGCAATGAAGCTTATAGCTGATAGAAATGGAATAGAGTTACCTAAAACAGAGCCAATAAAAGCTTCTAGAGTAAACAAAAATAAGATAGTAGAATTTTATAATAAGAAAACAGACGAAGCTATTAAAAGCGGAAATTTAGACAAAGCATTTGAATTAAGTTGTCAAGCTGATAGAGAGTTAGCTAAAAACTACTATATAGAATTTCCACATCTAGATAGAAAAAATAATCCATTGAAAATATGGGAAAATCTAGAGCCAATTCTGGAAACAGAAGGCATATATGCAGTTTATAATCAAATAACTAAAGATAATGAAGTTAAAGGGCTAAATTGTGATGGGCTTAGTAACCAAATGATGGACATACATTCAATGGCAAATAAGTATGGATTTAAAGTTTCACTTGATTTTATAGGTAAGTCACTATCAAGAATAGCCGAAAAAAATAAATACAACCCAGTAACAAACTTCCTAAATGAATGTGAATTCAACTGGGATGAAAAACCAGGAAGAATAAAACAGCTTTGTGATACCCTAGAGGTGACAGAATGGTTTTCAACTGAATTAAGGGACAAGCTAGTTACAAAGTGGCTTTTAAATGTTGCAAATATCCCATTTAACGAAGGAAATAGCAATACAGAAGGAACACTAGTAATCCAAGGAGACCAAGGAATTGGTAAAACTACATGGATAAAATTATTAGTACCTATATATTTAAAAACTGGACTAGAGCTAGATCCATCAGATAAAGATAAAGTTTATAACTGTATAAAATATTGGGTATGCGAGTTAGGAGAGCTTGATGCAACCATGAAAGCAGACCAAGCCAAACTAAAAGCATTTATAACAGAGTCAGTTGACGAAATAAGAAGACCTTATGCAATAGCTCCTGAAAGATATCCTAGAAAAACGGCATTCTATGGGACAGTTAATAAATCAGAATTTCTAAAAGATGAGACTGGAGATAGAAGATATTGGGTAATTCCAGTAAAAGATATTAATATAAATAAAATGAAAGAAATAGATATTCCCCAATTATGGGGAGAAATAATGCACCTATTAAGATCCAATACAATTAATTTATACTTATCAAAAGATGAATTAAAAGAGCTAAATAATAGCAATAAAGATTTTAGAGCTAAAGGAGCTTTACAAATAGCTATAGAAGAAGGATTTAACTGGAATTTAGATAAGAAGTATTGGAATATAGTTCAATCAACTGTCATAGCTAAAAGACTGGGATTAAAAACTACATCAGGACTAAAAGAAGCTATTGAATCTATGGGTGGAGAATATAAAAGAACAACAAAAGCTAGAGGTTATCTAGTACCAACATTTAAAGATGCAAGTACAATTGAATGGAATGATATATAAGATTATTAAAGAAGCTTAGGTTTTATACCTAGGCTTTTTTTGTGGTTCAGGAGATTTAACTTTTAGAGTAAATTTACAAAGGATGACACTATGACACTAATGACATCTATTTTTACTAAAACATTTATAATATATATAAAATTAATACATTATGTAAACCTTATGTAAGATTAGTTAACATAATACTGTTTTTTTATAGTTTTTATATATTTAGTGTCATCACTGTCATACTGTCATAATTTATATAAAGATTATTGATATTTCAACGTTTTTATTGATGACATACCAATGACACTGAATTATATTATTACTGTCATATCACTGTCATACTGTCATAGTTTTTTTTTGATTAATGACACTAATGACATAGGAATGACACTAGTTTTTATCTAATGACACTGTCAATGACACACAAATAAACCTTTCTCTATAAGCTAAAGCAGATTTTATATAATTCCAATTTGTTTAATTTGTTTAATCTTAAAGGCTGTCTACTTTTGCAATAATGTTATACTTAATATATAACAAATATAATATAAATTAAGGCATTTTGTTTAGACTGACTAAACTTTTAGCCAAAAACGTTAATTTTACGGTGATTACAAACCACCGAGAATTTAAACACGTTGAAAATACTACATTCTTTCTAACTATACCGAAAAACGATATTTAGAGGATAGTTAAAAGCTGGAGATGATAATATGAATACAGATTGGTTTAATTATAAAATTTTAATAGATACAAGAGAAAAAGAAAATAAACATATAGTAGACAAATTTAAAACAAATAACATAGAGGTGGACAACGTAGCCTTAGTTATAGGGGATTATAGAATACAGACTGGTACTTATATAGCTCCAGTAGTAATCGAGCGTAAAGGTAGTCTTGATGAGCTTATAGGAAACTTATTAGATAAGGACAAAGATAATGAGGGCAATAACCGTTTTATAAGGGAGCTTAATAGAGCTAGAGATAGCAAAATAAGGATTATATTACTTATAGAAGATAAAGATTTCTATGTGAAGCTTCTTACAGGGGACTATAGGAGCAAG